TGTTTTCGGTGTCGGTAAATTACATTTGAAACAATAAATTCCAAATTGCCACCCACGGCTTATACCTCTTTCACTAAAATACTTTACAAAAAATTTGGCTTCACCCCCGCAAAAAGGGCACGGCTTTAATTCAGTCATGGTTTGCCTCCTTATCCTCTGCATCGAAAAGCTGGTCATAAGTTTTTATGATCATTTCTTTTGCCCTCCGTTCCCGTCTGTTTGCGGCGGGGTTAATCTCTTTCAAAATCAAGCTTCAATTTAGCTTAAAATAACCTTGTCTGTGCTTTTACAGCTTCTAACCGGTCATATGCCAGCCGGTAATAATCCCTATCGATTTCAAAACCTATGTATTGAAACCCAAGATTTTCACAGGCAACTAAAAGAGAGGCACTTCCGGCGTGAGTATCAAGAATCTTATCCCCTGGCTTTGCGTAATTTGATAAAATCCATTCATAAAGTTTAACTGGTTTCTGCGTTGGATGTATTCTGATTTCTTTATTCTTCATATCCTCTTGAATCATTCCATGCCATCGATATTTAATTTTTCTTACAGCACTATTAAACGATGCCCAAGCCAATTCACAGTCGGCAAAATCATTATTTCCGTTATCTTTATCCCAAACAATCCAACAATGGCTGTTTCTTGGCTGCGGCAAATTGTCAATAAAATGATTTGCTCCAAAAATAATCTGATTTTTGCTTATACGATTTAACTCTAAAAAATATTCACAGCCCGGAGGGGTTTTATCATTTCCATAAAAGCTCTTATATTCTGATGCTTTCGCTAATTTGCTTCTAGTACAATTTTTAGCGCCGCTTTCACCGATCCCATAAGGCGGATCAACAACAGCCAGATCAAAATACTTATCAGGAAACTGCTTCATTCCTTCCATGCAATCCATGTTGTATAAATGATTTAATTCAAGAATAAATATCCCTCCCGTCCAAAATCTCGCGGCTTCGTCCTTGGAAAAAGCGCCGCGCCGGTAAGCGTGATACAGCCAGGCAAGCCCACGGTATGCAACGCGCTCTAAAGGAAGCGCGGAACGGGGAAGAGGCTTCCCGTTTCCGGCGAGAGCGCAAAGTTCGTCAAAGGTCATGGCTGATCTCCTCGATGGTTACCTTTACGCAGGGATCCTCCGTGTACCGCTTGATAACCGTTAAATCGGTGATCTGAGCGTCGTCGTCATAAGCGATCCCGTTTAAAGCGTCCGCAATCACTTTCGCGATATTATCGGAATCAGGCTTTTTTGTGGGGAGAAGGTCTCCGCTTAACGCCGCGATCCTGTCTTTGTTGGAAAATGATTTTGGAACCTGAAATCCCGCGTAAATCTCCATCTTCAGCGCGGGCTTTTGTTTTCCCTGAGTCCTGATTTTACCCCGGGCCCCATACCGTTCCAGAAATGAAGTTTTAATCAGATTTTCGTACAGCACTGTGTTTTCCGGCGTGTAACTGTGCCCGGTTTTGCATGTCCTGGCCCTGGCTTTTCCCTGCGGCTTGCCAGGGATATAGAGCGTAACCAAGCTGTCCCCTCCTTTGTTATTTCAGCCTGTAATTTTTATGTGGGTCTTTGGCAATATCCCAGTGATATTCTTTCGTTCTCTGGTAAATCCTGCTTCCCACTGCCTCGTCAAAAAATAGAATTTGATCGACAGTCAATTCACTGGACAGAATCGTCACCAGGTTGTTATTATACCGGTAATTAATGAGTTCAAAAGCTACGTTGATATCGCCTTGTGTGGGGGCTTTTTTCCTGCCTGTCTCATCGTTCCCTGTGCGAAAAAAATCGTCTATGTAAAGCACAGGAACGGTTTTCAAGGGTTTAATCAGATTTGAATATGCCGTGTCATCATTGACGACGGCTTTCAGCTTCAACGCCTCGTCCCGCCACAGCATATATTTTGCGCTGATTCCACGCTTTAAGAATTCACCTACCATAGCCGTACACAAATGCGTCTTCCCAGCCCCAACCTGGCCGCCGATAAAAAACCATTTCCGGTCGTGATCCTCCAGGAATTTCAAAGCGCTGTTTTTGACAGCCTCCTGCCAGGGGGATTCCGTCTGAAACTTATCGAAGGTATATTCGTTCAATAGGTCACCCAGGCCGCTTTGCCGGATTCTCCTTAAACTATCCCGAAGCTTCATACACTCACAGGGTTTCGCAAATTCGTATCCGTCCTTCAGGTAATGTATCACGCCCTTGTTTTTACAGATGGGGCAGTCATACCCAGTTAGGGTTCCTTTAACTCCGTTCATGATCTGAATGCGCCGCTCTTGGATATCCTCAAATGTAATTTCCGTATTTCTGTTTTGAAGTTTCCGCCGTACTTCCGGAGGGGCTTTCCTGATCAGATTTTCGAACATTGGAAAAGCCTCCTTTCTTGTTCAATTTATCCCAGATAATTCCACGCCAGCCGTTAGCCATACACTCATCGATCAGGGAAATAACCGCTGTCTCCTGGTACAAAGAAAGTTTGCCTTTCACTTCGGCAATAAGCTTTTTTAAGCCGGTGGGCTTATAGCTTTCCCGGCGTTCCGCTTTGTATTTCAGCCATTCCCGCAATGTCTCCTGCATAGGCTCAGAAAAATCACAAAAAAGGTCAGTTTCTACTTCCTTTAATTTTTCTTTCTCTTCCTCTTCCTCTTCTTTTCCTTTCTTTTTAGGGGGAGACAGATCATCGACTTGTCGCCGATCTTTCGGTGATTCGTCGGAGATTGATTTTTCGTCTGTTGGCGGCGGGAGCTTTGACGGTTTGGGCCGGTCTATAGTCTGCGATTTTTTCCAGTTATCAAGCGCATAGTATTTTCTTCCGTCATGAGTGTACAGCGTCACGGACATGAACTGACCTATCTCCGATAGGGCTTTCTCTATGTCGATGACCCGCATTCCATCGTCATAAGGGAACAGTATGGACTTGATATATACCGGATTCGCTATTCCTCGGCCTTCGTCGTCTGCGTTTGAAAACAATCCAATAAACACCAGTTTTGCCAATATGGAGAGTTGAGCGAAACTTTCACTCTGCCATATTTCTGGGACTATCATTCGCCTTCGTGCCATTTATTCACCGCCTTGAATATCGGTTTGGCCTGATGCCCGTTTATGTATCCTGCGGTAATGCGCTCTTACCGGAATTAAATCTTCACCTTTTGACTTGGCTACGAAAAGACGAAGAGGTTCAACATTTAAAGCCTCTGTTGTGCGGCGGTTATCGCTCTCTTTAAGGAATCTCTCGATTTCGTCTGGATCATCGCTTCTCCAATAGCCCTTGGCACTGCTGGAGGATAAAATCCGTTCGCCGTTTCTCATTAGCCGCTTGATTTCGTCCCAGCCGGTAAGCTTGGACAAATCTTCCCGGCTTATGGCGTTTTCTTTTCCATAAGGGATTAGGTTTAACAGCTCCACATTATCACCGCCTTTCTCCTGCTTGGTTAAAAGGCAAGTCGTCATCTGAATTAATTTCTTCAAAGTCATCGTTTTTAGGGGCAGTTACAGGCTCATTGCTCTTATCCTTTTTGGGTTCCGCGAAATGCACGCTTTCCGCAACTACCTCAAAAGCTTTCCGCTTGTTGCCGTCTTTGTCCGTGTAGCTGCGTGTTTGAATGGAACCTTGCACCGCTGCCAATTGGCCCTTATGAAAATACTTGCAGACAAATTCAGCGGTTTGCCGCCATACCACTACGTCGATGAAATCCACCTGGCGGTCTGTGCCCGATTTTACATAAGACCGTTCTACCGCAAGGGTGAAGCTGGTAACTGCTGTGTCGTTAGGTGTGTACCTCAGTTCTGGATCTGAGGTTAACCGTCCCATTAAAATCGCTGTATTTAACATTCTTCAGATTCCCCTTCACGCCGAATTATATATACTTCCTTATCCCGTATAGTTACAAATGCTGGGTTGCCTAAACGGCGAAGTATTACACCTGCTGAAGCCGCAAAACTCTGTTCTGTTTTATATAAGTCGGTATAATCAACTTTAGCGGCGGCCTTTCCGCTGTCCAGAAAATTTTTGATCAACTTTGATAATTCACCGGGTTTTGCGCCCCTTTTTCTCTTTGGAATATTATTGATATCAACATACTCTAATTTCATTTTCAATCCTCCAAATAATTTTTTCCGAACTCCCGGATAAAATCCTCTGTGTCCCATTGATAGGCTTCCATCGCCTTCATTTGGGCGATCCGCTTTATGTGCAGGTCAGATTCCCGATTTTTATGTACGCTGCCGTTTCCCTCCTGGTGGCACCGGTAATGACAGAGGGAAACCCATAAGCCTAAACGCTTTGACTTATCCCGGAATGGGCCGCCAAATGCCTCGTGGCGGTTGAGAGGATCATAATACCCATTGGCATAGCAAACAAAACAGCTTTCATCGGCTTCGTCCTGTATGATGCTTGGCGCGTAGCCGTTCCGGTCAAGCTTTGCTCCGTATTCGTTAACCATTACGCGATCCCCTTCTGATGGTCGTCCCATCTTGCTTTCATTAAAGCTAATTCATCGGGAGTAAGGGTTTCAATCCCCTGTTCCTTGCAGTCGAAAACCACCAAATCAATGAGATTTGACATTTGCCGGGAATCGTAGGTTGAAGAACCATAATAGGCCGCAAGCGTGGTATATCCGGGCGCGGCTTCCTCCAGTTCTTCACATAAAAAGCCAAGGCCGTGAGATTCCCAGGCCTGAATAAATCTTTCCTTTGCCTCGTTTTTGATTGGAATCGTCTCAAAATTGTCCCCGATTTCCTTGACGTACTGCCGATATATTTCATGGCTCGGAATGCCAAGAGCGGAAGCGAGTTTCCCGCACAGCGTCCAAAAATACGCGTTCGCGCTTAGTGACCGCTTTTTCCGCTTTTCTTTCAGGTCCGCAGTATAAAGCTTGTCTCTCATTGAGGAAACAAACCTTCTGGCGTTGAAGCTGGACTTCACACGAAGGCAAAGCCACACGCCGCCGTTTTTCAGTTCTATACCGGCCCGGTCAAAATCAAGCTCCATTTTCAGCCTCCGGTACAGTCGGCCTTTTCTCTAATTTGTGTGCAATAAAGGTAAATTGTTCGATCGTGATGGAGTTTAAATCTTTCGGCGGGGTGTCGGGAAATTTTTGCGATAAGTATTCCAGCATGCCGGCTGCATTCCAGCCTGTTCTATGCAGTTCGCTGAGAAGCACGGTTTTCTTAATATCGTCGATATAATCCTCCTGCGCGGGAGATTCTTTCCCTTTATCCCCGGACGGGTTCGTTTCCGTACTACCTTCCGGCAAATCCTCTCCGGCGTAGATATACAAGCCGAGCCCATGACGCGCGAGGGCTTTTGTCAGGCTTCTTTGGATCGCCTTGTTTACATCAAAGGAAGTGACTTTTGCTAACGGCAAAGATTCATTTTTAAAATTCATCACCGGAAGATATTCAATATGTTCCAGGCCGTTAATGGTTACCCCGGTCTTTACCCAGCATGTTTTTCCGTCGGTGTGATAATTAAGGCCGTCCGCGTTTTCATAAATCGTATATGTGGTATCAGGGAAAAGCTTTTTGACCTCTCCCCAAGCCCATGCCCATGAAAGATAGGTAAGATTCCCTTTCTTTTCGGTCTTGTCATTGACATTTATAGAATTTAGCTTCTTGAAATAATTCTCCATAAAATCCTCCTAAATTCCTCCGGATCCTCAAATTCGCTTTTATCCGTTTCCGGTTCCTCGTTATCGGTATCGTACAGGTACTCAAATTCCGCACGGGAGAGGCCGTTATCGTTGCTTCTGTTCATTTTTCAGCCTCTCACATTCCTGGAACCAATATTCACCGGTTTCTTTTTCGATTTTTATCTGATTTTTCAATTCGAAATATTCTTTCATCAGACAGATCATTAACTCTTTATCGTCCATTTGACAAACCTCCTGTTTTGGTTTAAAATATATTCAGTTGTTTTTCGTGTGTCGCCCTTCGTGATGCCAGTCGCGAGGGCGGCTTTTCTTTTGCCCATTCAAAGCCTTTTTAATGTCTTTCGCCTCAGTATATGGGCCGTAGTGGTTAACACAATCTGAAAAACGGCAGTGAAAGCAGTCTTTGTCACAGATGGATTGTTTCATTTCCATAACTCACCTCTCTTATGTACCGGCTCCTTTTCTTCTTTAAAGCGTTTCTCAGCTTCCGGTTCCGGTACCGCTCGCCGATATATGCCGCTGTGAATACGGCGCTCCATACCGCCAGAATGATAAACGCCACCGTCATTTCTGTGCTCATGTGCTTGTCCTCCTTTATGGTTTTACGCCTCTTTAAGAGATTTACGC